AGCAAAGAAAGTGCCTGAATCTCCATTCCTATACCATACTTCAGGGGTTACAGATAAAGCAGTTTTTAAATCAATGGGTGCTGCTGAAATCTTTGCTATGTCATCTACTCCTAATGCTGTTGAAAACCCTGAAACTTCATCAATCTGTCCTGTAATATATCCTGTTCCATTGCCTTGTGCTCCTATGGTATCAAATTGGGTGTCTGTTCCAGTACCATATCCTGTCTGTGTTCCCTTTGATACGCCATTAATAAATATCTCAACACTATCTCCAGACCTTACAATGCACCAATTATTCCAATGACCATTGCTAATCTCTGTCACCCCTGTAAAGGTCTTTACCACTGTTCCAATTCTGAGATAAACAGAATCAATCCCTGAACTCACTTGACATAAATAATCATAGGTGTAGGTGTCCTCCCCTATAATTGTTTTGCCTGTCATTGTAGTTGCGCTCTTAAACCAAAAAGAAATGGTTGACGTAGTACCTAAGCTAACTGCTGAATTTAAACTTAAATAATCATCTACTCCATCAAAATCAAGGGAGTAGGTGTTGGAGAGGGGTTCTACTCCTCCACCAGGCACAGGACCTGGAATTCCTGTAGCATAGCTTTTTATATAGGCTTCTAGAGCTCTATTTGTCTGAATATTGCCCATACTTGTAGGTGTATTTAGTTTCCTATATAGCTAACTCCTTCTCCGTTAGTAGTTACATCTAGGTAAATAAGTTGTGCGTCTGTAATTGGAATAAAGATCTGTTCACTGGCTTTTAGTTCAAATCCTGTGGCAACACTTGTAGTACTCAGTCCTACCCATACTGGATTTGTATTAGTAGAAAGAGCTTTTATTGTTACCCCTACTTTTAAAGGAGTGGAAGCTGCTACTAGTGCTTCTGCAGTTCCTGTACCTGCTACTGTTTTATGTCCAAATACAATACTTGCAGGGTTTATAATAGTTAGTCCACTTTTAAGTATAGAGTTAGTTGTTCCTAATATTGGCATCTTATTTAGTTTTAATTGTTTTTGTTTCTATTAAATTACATTAGCCCATGCTCCTCCTTCATAAACTCTTACTTTGTTTGTTGAGGTATTATAAATTATCATCCCATTTGCTGCAGTTAAAGCTCCTTCCTGGGCAGTGGTCATCCTAGGTAAAAGCAATGCACCTGTTGTACTACTAAGTTCCAAAATAGCACTGGTATTAGGAGTTTCTGTTCCAAAGCCTACATTTCCTCCTCCTGAGGCTGTTACTAAGGCATAATTATTAGTAGCATTGGTACATTCTAGTCTTAATCCTGTATGAGTAAATCCAAGATTAGCTGTTGTTAATTGCACTTTACCTCCTGTGATACTAGCTCCTGTAGTTGCTAATCCTACTTTCCATCCATCTGTAAACAAGTTTCCGTTTATATTAATACCATCAGCATTAGGTATAGGAGCATTAATACCTACACTTACTCCTTGTCCCAAATAAGTAGTCAGATCCTCTTTATTTTGAAAAGCCACGGCTCCTGTACTACTTTTAACTGTTAACATACTAAGAGCACTTGCTTTTCCATATATTGTAAACTTATCATTAGCCCCTGGAGCTACTCCCCATCCTATATGAGAATTTGTAGAATCTATTTCTAGAATATCTCCAGTTCCCAAAGTTGTACCTGCTGAAAGTCTGAAGTCATCATCAGTATCATCTATTCCCATTATGAATTTTCCTGTTCCTCCCTGAGAAAATGTCATTCCTACATCTCCTGCTCCATTAGCTTTGTCTAAATTAAATAGAGAGTTTGTAGTAGTAGTATCTCCTATTACTACCTCTTGGTCAAAATAGATATCTCCTCCATTATATTGCCATGGAGTAGATGCTCCTCCTGAAAAAGCAGTATTTGTATTGGCTATAGAAAACCAGTTAGTTCCATCAGTAATGAAAGTGGCTCCCATTCTTGTATTGTCAATGACAAAAGTAGCTACTCCGTCTATATTCCCTCCTGCAGTAGTTATTGTTGCATTATTAGTACTTGCATTTCCCGCATCATAAATAGCATATTGAACTCTCGCTGCTGCAGTTAAACCTGCAGGATTTGGTAATTGTATTGAACAAGTACCAGTAAGAGTCCTTGTAATATAAAGAGTTCCTGTGTCTGCCCCTGTTAATACATGAGAAGCAGATCCTAATTGGGTGATATTATAAGGAAATGCATCAAATGCAGCTCCTATACCTGCAGCAGTTACAGCTCTTGTAGCATCTGTTAATGCAGAAGCTTCTACTGTAGTTGCCATTTCTACTAATCCTTTTACTGTTGCAGAGGCATCAGCATCAGCATCTTTTGCATACCAATTAGTACCTCCAGAGTTTGCTAATAGTAAGCTTGCTCCATCTGTAATAATAGTTGTAGTAGCAGCTCCTGTTACAGTATTAGCTGCTCCTGCAGTTATTGTAATGGTATTAGTTCCTGCATTATTTCCCGTATCTACTATGTAATACTCATAATCTTCAGGACCTGTTAGTGAGGATATTACAGGTAAGGTAATGTTTGTGGTTCCTGTAGCACTATAATCAACTTCAATAGTTCCTTTATGGGCAGTAGTCAGAGTTAAAGTAGCAGCTGCTAATGCAGTTTTCTTTAAACTAGTTTGCTCAGTTATTGCATCACCAACATAGTTAGTAGTAGCTACTTGCGTAGATCCACTGGTTGCACTTGCAGTTGCAGTAGGTGCAGTAGGAGATCCTGTAAGAGTTGGAGAAGCTAAAGAAGCTACTCCAGAAACAGCAGTGTCTACATATAACTTTGTAGCTGCTTGTAGATTAGCTACTGGAGCTCCTGCTAAAACAAGAGTTCCTGTCATAGTACCTCCTGCTAAGTTTAATTTTCCACTGGTTAGAGTTGCTACTTCAGATGTTCTAGTAGCTATTTCTGAAGTTAAATTAGCAGTTACTGTAGCTGTAATTTGAGTTGCAGTACATTTTCTATCCAGACCTGCTGCATTAATTACAAATTCTTCGGATCCTGCTATACTGGCTATTGGTGTTAAACTAGCTATTGTTGCCATTGATATTAATTTTTAAGATGTTATTTTATAATTTCTATTATATTAAGATTCTCATTCATACTTTCTAAATCATTTGCTTGCACTATTACTCCTGAATTTAAATCTATAGTTAATAATGGAACAGTACTATCATAATTAGGATTATAAGTTGTTCCTATTGGAAGAAAGCATAATCCTGTTATTTCTTCTACTTTATCAAACAGTGTAGTAAGTTTTGCTTCTGTCATACAATTATTAACTCCATCTTCTGCTGTTGCAGTTATTGGAGTATAACATTCTACTACTTCAAGTAATGCTGTTATATACTGATGTTTAATTAAGCAGTCTGCTTCTATAGTACTACCATAGTGATAGTAATTTACAAATTTTTTTAATTGACTACAAATCCAATCTGCCATTCCTGTTCTTCTTACTAAAAGATCGTCGCTTGTATAGAATTCTGATACTGCCATTATAAAATTTGTAAATAATACACATTTAATTTTCCTTGTACTTGTTCATTGTAAACTATAGGACCTCCTGGTATATTAGCAAAGTGAGCAGCTTCTGCAGCTTCTTGAGCTAAATAAGCATTTTCAGAAGAAGCAGCTATGCTTTTATTTAGAATATCATAGTCATTCTTTAAAGTTAACCATAAATTGCTAGTAGTCATCCTATAAGGGTATTCATAAAATTGTTCTTTGTATGCAGTTATCTGATCAGTGGTGTATACATTAAGACCAGTGTCATCATCTATTAGATTTGATAGATAAGCTAAAGTATCTTCCATTTCTTGATGTGTAGGTTTTATGTATGCCCATAAAGACAAAGTATCTTCTTGAGATATAAAAGCACTAGCAGTTAGTGTTAAAGATACAATAGTAGTGTCTGATTCTATTCCAGATCCTGATACTGTAGTGATTGTAGATGCAAGGATAGTATTTCCATCACTTGCAGGAATGTTGGTATTTAATGCTAATCCTATTTCCGTGGGAGATCCTGGCTGTGTAAATCCTCTTAGAAGAACTTTTATATCAGTACTACCTGAAGCTATTAATTCTGCTTGTTTATCAAACCCACAAGAGCCTACAAATCTAAATGCTCCTTCTTTAATTCTTCTACAAGGAGTAGTTCTTCCAGAAAATGTTATGTCTGTCCTAATTAAATTAGGAGGGCCTTGTCCTCCTGTAAGTCCTTGGTCTCCTGCAGAACCTGTAGCTCCTACAGGACCTGTAGAACCTGCAGTACCTTGTGGGCCTTTAAGATCTTGTAAGGCAATGGTATTGTTATTATCTGTATAAGTAGCCATATCATCTTAATTCAAATGCGTAAATTCTGGCTTCTCCTGTAGCAGTAGGAGAATCTACTGAAGCAGTTCCACTTATTTTCATTATAGCCTCTGAAGAAGGAAAAGAACTAAAAGTCCCAGCTGCTATTGAAATAATCTGATTTCCTACTGTTCCAGAAATAGAAGCTGTTCCTATTACATTAACTGTTCCTGTACTTGTTATTTCAGATACTTCTAAATCTAAAGTACCAGTTCCTACACTTATGAGATAACTTCCCATAATTTTAATAGAACTTACTCCATTTGGAAATGCAGTAGTACCTGGAAATATAAAGTATGCAATATCACTAGAAGCTCCAACAGTAATTTTTTTATAAGGGACATTTCTAGTTTGTATACTAATATCTAGCTTGTTTGCTCCTGAAGGTCCTGTATTTCCTGCAGGTCCTGGTTGTCCTACAGCTCCAGCAGCTCCAGCAGGTCCTGTTGCTCCAGGATCTCCTTGAGGTCCTCTAGGTAATGAGTAGTTTTCAGTACAATGATTTTCTGATGTTGCCATGGTTTAAGCGCATTTACATTTATCGTCACAATAATTATTTACAATAGCCAGGGCTTCTGTAAATTTACTTGAGTTGCCACATGCTGCACATGCAAGAGCTGATCTGTAATAAGTAAAAGCTTCTAAAGCTCTTGCTAAATCACTTCCATCACAATCACAACAAGAAATATCAGCATCTGCCAGCAGCCCATAGGCACAACATCTAGCTTGTCCTGAGACAAAGATTGTTTGATCATTAGTGTAAACAAGATCAACAACAGGAGTTGTATCAGTGACAGTGTATGTCATTTCCCACAATCCATCAGGTAATTGTACATCAGTTCCCAATCCTAAGTCTTGGGACTTAATTATAAACTCTTGGATATTACTAGTTGTTGGATAACTAGAAGCAAATAAATTTAATACAGTGGCAGTACCCCCTGGGGGTGTTATGCTTAATGTAGCTAACTCTTGGTCAGAGGTTATGGGATTGGGAGCACCCCATCCTCCAGGATTATTAGCTGCGTGATAAGCACCAGTTGTTTCAGTGAAAGCAAGCTCCCTAGCATTATCGCTCTGCTTTATGTTAAAATTCAGATATAGAGCCATCTCTAGAAGGAGTTAAAAGAATGAACGAAAAATAACCACAGGAAGAACTTGCCTCCTGTGGTTAAATTAATGAGCTTATGCTAATCCACCAGAAGTAACAACTCCTGATCCTGCAACTCCAGCAGTAGCACTTAGTTTAGAAGCAGCAATTGCAGCCTCTAATTGAAGTCTAATGCCTCCTGCAGCAGCAGCTCCTGTTACATAAGCAGAAGCAGCATTTGCGTAGATAGTGATTTGCATAGGAGAAACTTCTCCTTGAAAGGATACTACACTGTCTTCTATCCATCGAATACTAAAGACATCGTAAGTAGCAGCCGCAGATGCTTTGGAAACATAATTATGAATAGCAGGTTCTCCCATTCTATAAGGTTCTCCTTCAAATCCAGCACAGAACCATTCTGCATCAGCAGCTTCTCTGTAAACCCCTACTCCTCCAAAAGCACTAGCTGGTTGAGCAGAAGTTGAAGTACCGAAGTCTTCTAATCCTAGTACCCAACGAGCTTGCTTATAGAATAATTTTCCTATAGAGTAATCAAGAGGCTGTCCTTGAAGATCAACTCCCCAGTTAGCAGCATCTCCTACTGCAGCAGTAATTACTTCGTTACCTGCGTTATTGTTACCAGTATCAGTATATGCAGCTACTTGAATAGGACGATCTACAGTTATTGTTGTTCCACTAATTGCAGTAATTTTATAAGTGTCATCAGTTAGAACTACTGTAGCATCAGAAGCATGTAGACGGATATAATCCCCTACTACTGCAGTACCTCCTCCATAAACAGCACTAGCGCATTGAAAAGTTTTAGATCCTTTTGCCCAACTAAGTGCATTATTGAAGTCATTACCAACAACTACTGCAGAACTTACAAGAGCTTTAAAAGTAACATACTCTGTAGCTTCTTTAGAGAAGTTGTTAATTGCAGATTTTGCTAATCCCAATGCAATTTCAGATTGTATAGCAGAAGCATCTGATTTGTATTGAAAGTGCTTGATAACTGCACCATCACTACTAGAAGTTAACATTTCCTGGATGTACATGCGTACTAAATACAGGTTATTGTTAAGGGCTTCTAGAGAGCCAGAAGTTCCATCATACCCAATGGAATCTTGTTGTTCTATTGCAGGAGTATTATGCCGTCTAGTAGCAATTGAAACTTTTGCAGGATCAATTACTTGAGAAATAAACCTAGCTCCTGCGGTAGTTGTTCCATTACCACAAGCAATAAAAAAACTATCACCTGCTGTTAATGCTCCCATTGTTCCACTAGCGGGAAAAACTCTAATTTCTCCATCATCTAAATTTGAAGGAGTTGTCCCTACATTAGCAGTTACTGCTCCTGCGAGGGTATAATCTACATTTCTTACTTGTTGTGCCATGATTTTATAGTTTTACTTTTGACAATTAGTTTAGTTTAGTTGTGGACTAATATTGAGACTTTTGTTTTTCTGTCTTTTTCCCAAGTCTCTAGCCCGATTAATTATGTTATAATTCCTGCACTCCTAAGAGCTACAGTTAATGCTTCTATTTTAGCAGCTAAAGATGCTACTGCATCTCTAACCTCATCTTGATCATATGTAGCTCCTACTGCTGCAAGAGTATCACTTGCAGTTCCTGAACTATTATCTGTTAGGGATGTAATTGCAGTTCCTACTGCTAAAGTATTAATAGCTTCATTAAATTGCTGAGCATATACTGGAAACCTGCCATCACCTTCTACAGTAGGTCTAAAGTTTGCGTTTGTTACTTTTTTAAGTGCCATTTTATTTGATTTTTAATTGTTAACCAGTTTTCGCCAGCTTTTTTTCTGGCTCTTTTTTATTATCTTTTGGTTTCTCAATATTCTTAAGCCACCATTCACAGTCTTGCATTGCTCCTGTTGTTGCTTGGTATTCAGCATCCATTTGGGATACTTCCTGAACTAAAGCTGCTCTTCTCTGAACAATTGTCTCTAGTCTTTTCTCCAAGTCTTTTTGCCTTTTGGTTATCTCTTCTTTATTCATTTTATTCTCCTTCTAGTTGTTCCTTTAATTTAATTTGATAAGTACCTGGATCTGTAATTCCTGCTGCAATTCTAACTGCTATGTCAACTACTTCTTCATGCACTGAAGGATCTAACTCTGAATCTACATTATTTAAAGGATCTGTATCATCAATTACAATATCTGAAGGTGAGTTCAAATATCTTATGTGATAAGTTCCTATAGTGTAAGTACCATCGGTTACTAACTCATGTCTTTTAGTTCCAGTGGTAGACGTAGAAGGATTAGTATTACTATAATCTAATCTCCAAACTACTGTCTTATCAGGTTTTTTAAAAGGATTCAATAGGTTAATTGCATACTCATCATGAGTTATGGGTTTAACATAAATCCTCTTGCCATCAAAACAATCATCAGAACTAGAAAGTGTTGCTTCTTCTCTTAGACTATACATGTAGCCTTTTGGTAGATCGTAGAAGTATCCATTTGGGGATACTCCTGTCTGGTCTACAGAGATAGTCGCCTCTAAATTTCTAGTCAACTGTGCTAGATCTTTCCTTCTTTTCTCTGTCTCTTCAAAGCCTTCTTGGTATTTATTACCTTTTTCACTGTATCTGTGTTTCACAAATTGCAGCTGTGCTTTGTTTAAGAAATCAGAGATCTCATTGTCAGTATATCCAGGTGCAGCAAGATTTGTGATCTTATCATATAAGATCAAAAACAAATCTTTCATTTCTGCAGCTGTCATAACTATTTAGAATTCTCGATTCTAGCTTTCAATTTAATGACTTCCTCACTATTAGCAGGATTGTCAAAGAACGTAATTACTTCTTGCAAATTATCTCCTATTACGGCTCCATCAGGTATTTTAAAGGTCATCCCTTCTCTCACTAAGGCACCTGCCCTTTGTGCTGTGAATATAAGAACTTTTTTGTCATAATCCTTATCATCAGCTAACTTTAAAAAGCCTAGAAGATCGTTTTCAATTAATTTTTCGATCTCAGCAATTAAGAATTCCTTTTTAGCATTTGGTGGAACTTGCTTACCACCAGGCTTTTGTGTATAATACACATTCAAGAAATTCTTCATTTTCGTAGGAGAATTATCAATCTTTCCAAAAAACTTATAAGCAGTTTTCTTTTCACTAGCTGCTTTAACTCTTTCTTCATGCTGATAGTCTTCTTCTACTATTGCAAATCTATAAGTACCTTTCGCATATTTATCTTCTGCGGAAGGAGCAATGATCTCCGTATTTACTGCAAGTACTTTGTACCTAAGGTAATCCATGGCATTAGAAAGATCTAACTGTAGAACATTTTTATCAAGCTTTACTCGAAAATTGCTCCAATAGTTATTTTCTCTTTTTAAAGTGGAAAGATCTCCCTTTTCTAAAGCTAGTCCTGATGCTTTACTTTCAAAGTAATCTCTTTCCTCTTTTGTAAGAGGATCTTTCAATTCTCCATTTCTACCATCTTTAGGTACTACTACCTGGAAATATGAATGTTTAAACAAAAAGGATGCCTCATGGTTATCTGGTAACCACCTCCCTTTTCTCCTGACAGGAACTACTAATACCTTCTTCTCTGGTAAGGTAAAAGTAGATTTTTTTACAACTGTTGTCTCCATTTGTCCTATTATTTAATTGTTTATGCTAATATTGATGGAATGATCTGAGCAGTCCTTGAAGGATCTTTAACCATAGCACCACACATAGCCCATCTGTGAACAGTGTAGCCATCAGTAGAATGTGCCATGATGTTTCTCTCACCACCTCTAGAGAAAGGATGACGTAATCCTGGCTCATAGCCCATTCCGTCTTCACTTCCTGTAACATAAACTTTTCGGATATTAGGTTCTCCGTCAGAAGTACCAACATCTAAAATGTCATAGCGGTAAGATTCTGCAACACCACCATCTGGGTGATAGATCTTATTCCTTTCTCTATCATCGTATAGAGAATCAATACTTAAATTAACTTTAATTCCTTGAGGACCCATGTACTCTATGAATTGTCCACCATAACCATAAGGCATTTTCACACCTGACTGTCCACCTGCTTTATACATGCGGCTTTCATTATATAGTGGAGTAAACAATTGTACATTGTTCTCAATTGCTTTGTGGAACTGTACTGCACCACGCTCACCAGTTCTCATTACAAATTCTCGTTTGTCACTTGGAAGTTTTCCTTCAGAAAGATCTAAAAGAATATCAATCAAATAATCAATTGAGAAGTTGTTGTAATAACTAGTGTTAGAAGCTTCCATTTGCTGACGAATACCAGCTCCTTGCTTCTTGATGTGTCCAGACTTTCCAAAGTTCTTGTACTTACCATCAGTAGTTTTGTTTGCTTGCGCATACATCAACAATCTGTTTTTTTCTTGACGGAATTGCATGTCAAATTGGTAATCTTCGTACTGAGTCCAGGTTTTATGAACAGTTCCTTTGTCATCTCTCCAAGCTGTTGCAAAAGGTCTGTCAATCATGTTACCAGGAACAGTGTGCTGCATCCTGATCATTGAGAAAGCATTTCGCATTTTAAATGGAGATACAAAGTTCACAAGACCACCTTTTTTAGATAGAGTTTGTTCTACCAAAGACCAGTCTTTAGAAAATCGTTTTCCTGATGTTAACTCCTCATAAGGAAAATACAAATCTGGATCACCTGTAATTAATTTTACTCGGTATACCCAGTTACTTCCTTCTGGAGTTGGATCTGCAATTACTTGCACAGAATAAACTTCGTTTTTCTCACCAACAATTACATTCTCATCTGAGAACCATTGTTCAGGAAAAACTAATTCAAATTCTGTAAAGTTTAAGCCAGCAGTGCTAGCTGCTGTAACTGCTGTTCCTGCGATCCTTGCTTCTACAAGAGGAACATTCTTTTTTGCACTACCAATCAAATCCCATTCAAAGTCATCATCTGTGTCTAGATACAGAGGTGAGAATTGATCAAGGTAGCTATCCAAATCTAATCCAAAGTTTGTCTGAGCAATCCTTGTCATAAGTTTAGATGCCATCTGGGGCTTGGATTGATAGATAGCACCTAAATGGTTCTTGGTTGTTAAGCCAGCCCACGCCTGTGCTTCTGTCATCTGAAATGGTGAAATTTTAGGCATTTTTTCTTAGTTTTAGTTAATAATTAATTAATTGATTTATTTTGCTGCTGCTGGAAACATAGTTTCTAGACTTTGTAATAATGCATCGGAAGCTTTATCTTCTCCCATAGGATCTCCTTTGGGCCTTCCTGATACATGAGTTGTACTGCCAAGAGCTTTTTCAAAATCTTTAACAGCATTTGTTTTTCCTGCTTTCTTTATCTTGCCCCAATCTGTAAACCCTTATCAAAGCCTATGGGATTCTGAGCTCTCATAGACATAACAAAATTTTGAGGAGTTCCATTCTCATCTTCACCTACAATTTGAGTCATATTCTGAAATAACTTTTCTCTTGTAGGTTTATTGAGTTTAACTCCTGGAATAATTTCATCCACATCTTCTATGCTTTTTTGAATATGATGCATAGTAGCTTTGTTTCTTTCTTCTAATTCTACTTGTTGACGACTATGTTGTTCTTTTACATATTCTTGCTGTTTAGCATAAAGATCTTTAAGATCATCCAATGCTTCTGTAGCTTCATCTCCTAAGCTTCCAGTATCTTCATAAGTCTCAAGAAGCTTAGTGATTTTTTTAGATTTGAATCCCTTAGAATGTAAATGCTCAGCGATTAATCTTTTCTGAAGTTCAGTATTTTCTGATAATTCTTTTTCTTGGATTTTTCCGTAATCTAATTGTTTTATAGTGGAATCTTTCAAATCTTTAAAAGGAACTCCATTTGCAACTGCTTTTGCAGTTTCAATTAAATCAGGGGGAAATGAATTAATAAAATTATAATTAGCAGCTTCAATTTCTGTTCTCATTGCTTCTGCCAAAGCTTCAAAGAGGCAAATGGAGCTATAGGAGAAGAGTCTCCCTCACTACTAGGGCTTGCTTTAGTATCTTCTACAGAGATCTTCTCTTCTGTTGTACTTGCCTCCTTTTTTTCAGAAGATTCCTCAGGTTCTTCACCATTTAGGGTGCCGATATCCAAGAGGTCTTCTTTTGGTTCTGTTTCTGTTTTGTTTTCCGGAGTTTCCGGACTCTCTTCTGTTGTTGTTTCTGATGTGTCATCACTGTCTCCCACAGTAACTTCTTCAACAACCTTTTCTGTATTTACTTCCTCCATCGTGATGGGTTCTGTATCAGTAAGACTGCTAAAATCTACATCAAATAATTTGTCATCTGCGTATAGCTATTATTTACTTTTTACTGGTTTTGGTTTATTTTTTAATTTTAGTTTTTCTACTTGTAATTGTGTTCTCCTATCTTTTTCTTTATCTCTTATTTTCTGTTTTTCTATCTCCTTATCTGCAGCTATTTTCTTCTCTGCTGCAGTTATCTTTTTATCTTCTATTTTTTCTCTAGATGCTATCTCTTTTTCTTTAATCCTTTCTTGAGATTCTACTTTTTCTACTTCTAGAGCATCAGGAATTCCGTCCCTGTCTAAGTCTATACCTTTTTCTGCAAATTTAGCCCCTGCTTTCATCTTCTCTATCTCTATCTTATACATATACTCCTTATCTATCTTAGCCATTTCAAATTGTTGCTCTTGTTGCTGTTGCTGCTGAGCAGCTTGAAGTTGCTCTTGTTGCATTTTCTGAGCTTGCTCTTGTTCTTGCTGCATTTGTTGTTGCTTTTCTTGTTCTGCAGTTTCAATTTTCCTTCTTACGGAAGAAATAGATGGAGTCATGTAAATATCCATTAATTGAGAAAAGTTAATCTTGTCATTTTGTATACCTGCATGTGCAAGTTGCTTCATTACATTAAGAAGCTCAGCATTAGAAGAAGTATCTGTTCCCATAATACCATAATCAGATTCTTTAAATTCTGCACCATCAAATTTAAGTACCATAGTAGACATGTCATCTAAAACATACTGGTATCTTTTATCAGTGTCATTTCTCCAGGCAAGCTTTGCAGTATTTAATAGTGTATTTAGGGCTTTTAGTTTTACATTCCCGTGAAGTGCAAACCATTTCT